GGCATATTGGGCGAACCTTACAAAGTGGAGCTAGTATTGTGAATAATTGTAAATTTTTTATTTATGACTGACGAACCAATCAAACCAAATCCACCTGTAGATACAGCAGCGTTGATGGCAGAAGTTGAAGCACTCAGAAAAAGCAACAGAGAAATCTTAGATGACTACAAAAAAGCAAAGGAGGCGGCAAAGGCAGTTCCACCAGATGTTGATGTAGATGCTTTGATTGCTTTCAAACAGCAGAAAGAAAAAGAAGAGCTAGAGGCAAAGGGCAGATATGATGAAGCGATTGCTAAACAAGCACAGCAGTATCGTGATGCTGAAGAGGCAAAAAATAAAAGAATCCAAGAGCTAGAAGCTAGGCAGAGACAGCTTGAAGTTGAAGCCCCAGCAGTAACAGCCCTTGCTGATGTTGTACACGATCCCCAATATGTGCTTTCTCGCATCAGTAAGGATCAACTTGCAAGAGAGGCAGATGGAACAGTTGTTGTTGTTGATGGATATAACAGAACTCCAGTTAAAGATTGGGCTATGACAAAAATGCCAGCATGGGTACAGAAGAACCCAAGGCCACAGGGCGGTGGAGCAACGACAACTAAAGTTCAAACTGAATTTGTAGCTGCTGGTGAAAACAATCCATTTGCAAAAGATTCATTTAATCTTACTGAGCAAGCAAGGTTATATAGAACAGACATAAATAAATATAATATGCTCAAAAACGCAGTTAGCGGTTAGTATAGTAACAACGTGGTT